CTCCTTCGCCTCGACTTTTTCTCGCTACCCGTCGAATTTGACCCGAAAAGGCCAAAACATGCCGAAAACCCGCCGTGGACCTTATCGGAAGAAGCCCGCCCTCGACCCCCAACAGGCGGCAACCTTGCCTCTTGTGGACTACCTGCGGGCGAGCGTGACGCAGCTCGAGGAGTGCGCCGAGCTCGCCGCCGAGTCGGGAAGCTGGCAAGCGGTGTCGGCGCTGAAGCTTCGGGCCCTCCAGACGCGCGCGGACCTCGATGCCGCCATTGAGAAGGCCAACCGCCCCGACGAGAACATGAGCGACGAGCAGCTCCTCGGCATCATCGTTCAGGCTGTGGCGCAGCTACCGCCGCAACACCTAGAGCGCATCGAGGAAGCCGTAGCCATCCGGCGTGGCGGGTCGCCACTTCGGCTCGTGAAGACGGGGACCGACGACGCATGAAAGCCTCCAACCTTTCCGACGCGCGCATCCTTGAGGTGCTCAACCGCAAGCGTGGGCGCCGGCACACGCACCTCGGCGACATGGGTCCCGGCTCCATGCCGTACGTGCACGATCCCGGCGTGCCGGATGCCCCGTTCAAGGTGCTCCTCGCGAAGCTTCGGTCAATGCAGCGTCGAGGCCTTATCAGTGGGTGCGGCTGCGGATGCCGTGGCGATTGGTTCGTCGGCGATGAGGTGATGTGGTCGGAGGATGACGAATGAGCCTCTCGGCCCTCGCGCGTGCAGCGGACACCCTCCAGCGCAGGGCAGTCGCGGACCCACTCGCCTACTTCAACCCCACGCCCCCGCAGTTGGCGTTCCTGTCGAGCAGCGCCCCGATCAAGCTGGCGCGCTCGGGGAACCAGCTCGGGAAGACGACGATGGGGCTGGTCGACTGTATCTACCGATGCCTCGGGAGCCACCCGTACACGCTAGTCCGTGCGGCGCCCATCGAGGCGTGGGTCGTCGTCGTGTCGTGGGAGCAGAGCCTGAGCATTCAACAGAAGCTCTGGAACCTCCTCCCCAAGGACGCTATCGATCCAGCCACAGAATACACCCCTGGACGCGGTATACGTGGCAAGACACCCATCGTAAGGTTCGTCAACGGAAGCGTTCTCCGCATCCGTACCGTCAACCAAGGCGCCCTCGCGCTGGCGGGGTCGACCATCGATTACGTCCTAGTGGACGAGCCTCCCCCGCAGGCCGTGTGGTCCGAGCTCGTCCCGCGTGTCATGCGAAACCGCGGGCGTATCGCCGTCACGCTTACGCCCATTGGCGCGCCGCTCGGCTGGCTGCGCGACCTGGTCGAGAAGCGCGTCGTGCAGGACCTGCACTTCCCGCTCACAGTGGAGAACACGACGCCCATCGGCGGGCGTCCGCTCCTGACGCAGGAGGACATCGACCGCCTCGAGGCGCAGATCCTCCCGATGGAGCGGCGTCAGCGCATCCACGGCGATTGGGACGCGGGCTTCTCCGAGGGCCGCATCTTCGCGGGCTTCGACCCAGTGGCGCACGTCTCGGACTTGTTGCCCGAGGGCGAGTGCCAGGTGGGCATCGGCATCGACCACGGTTCGGAGGGCGGGAGCCAGGTCGCCACGCTTTGCGTCGTCTCTCGCGAGGGTGGCGTCGAGGGCAACCCGCGCTTCTGGATCTTGGATCAGACGATCAGCAACGGCACGACGACGCCCGAGCAGGATGCACGCGACATCCTGAACATGCTGCGCCGGAACAACATGCGCGTGGAGTCCGTCGACAGGTGGACGGGTGACCGCAAGCATGGAGGCCGGCGGTGGGGCGGGAAGAAGTCGAACGCGCTGCTCATGCAGGGCTTCGAGCGCGAGCTGCGCCTTCCCGTCGGCTCCCTCGGGTTCCGCATCCATACGGCGTGGAAACCCGCCGGCTCGATCTACGAGGGCGTCCGCATCCTCAATTCGGCGATGCTGCGGCACGATCTGACGGTGCACCCCCGGTGCAAGCAGCTAATCGAGGACTTGAAGATGTGGGACGGCGCCGACGACGAGCACAAGCACGGCATCGATAGCTTGCGTTATGGTGCGGTGGAGCTCGTCACGCGACGGCTATACGTCCCCCACGCCGTGAGGATCGGATGAACGTCCCCGTCATCTCTTCGGACACCTACGAGGTCCGCCGCATCGAGCACACCCGCCTGCGTCGCCGTCTCCTCGAGGGCACGTGGGAGGAGGACCTCCACAACCGCCTCCAGATCCATCTGGGCACGGTTCGCAAGGCGGCGTGGGGCTACCCGGACATGTCGTCCAACATCTTCCGGCAGATCGCGCGTGCGTTGAGCGCCCTGTACGTGATGCCTCCTGACGTGACCCATCCGACGATGCGGAACGCGGAGGCCCTCGCGGAGACGATCTCGCGGTCGGGGCTCTGGGCGACGATGAACCGCTTTCAACAGCTCGTGGTCGGGTGCCGCGAGTATTGGCAGCGCGTGCACGTGACCGCCGACGGACGCCTGACGTTCCGTCCTGTGGCGCCGGACATGACGGTCGCGCGGTCGTTCGCCGACAGGCCCGACTACCCCGTCTCGGTGCATGAGCTGCGCGAGCGCCTGGACGAGAAGGGCGAGCCTCGGTGGACGTGGGACGTGCTCGACATCTCCGACCCGGAGAACCCGATCTACCAGGTCCGCGCGTACATCGACGGCGGCAAGGTCGGGGAGGACCTCTCGCAGGTCTACCTCGGCGGGAACTACTCTGGCGCGGCGTACCCGTACCGTCGCAACGACGGGCGCCCCATCCTTCCGTACGTGCTCTACCATGCGGAGCGCATCGGTGATCGCTTGTGGGACGCGTGGGAAGGCGTCGAGGTGGTCGAGGGGAGTCTGAACGTCGCGGTTGCGATGTCGATGCTGTTCCACGCGATCAAGGACTCGTCCTGGCCGCAGCGGTATATCGTCGGCGCGGAGCCGCAGGGCGGGACCATCCAGGGCGATGTCGCCGCGGCACGTCGAGAGGTCGTCTCCGACCCTGCTACCGTGCTCATGCTGCGCGCGGTCGACGAACAGCAACCCGTCATAGGACAGTGGCAGGCTGGGAGCGACGTGGCCAGCCTTGAGGCCACCATAAGCTCGTTCGCCAACCGCCTCGCGCAGGACGCGGGCGTCTCGCCTGCGGACATCCAGCGCATGGGCGGGACGGCGCGTAGCGGGTACGCCATCCAGCTATCGAACGAGGGCAAGCGCGAGGCCCAGAGGTCCTACGCGCAGTCCTTCCGCGCCTCCGACGAGCAACTCGTCATGACGGCGGCGATCCTGCTCAACCGAGCGACGGGCACGCAGTACGCCGAGGGCGGGTACTCGGTTCAGTACAGGTCGATCCCCTTGTCCGGCGCAGAGCTCGACGCACGCAGGAAGCACGCCCTCGAGCTCCTCGACGCCGGCCTCATGACGCGGGTGGAGGCGCTGCGCCTCTTCGATGACTCCCTCACCGAGCAGGACGCCGCGGCGATGCTCGCCGAGATCGATGCGATAAACAAGGCGCGCGAGATGGAGCAGGAAGCCGCCGAGGAGGCCGACGCGCAGGAGGAGGAGGAGGGCGACGCCCCCACCTCCGAGGAAGAGATGGCGCCGACTTCCGAGATGGATGCCGGAGAGGCGAGTGCCGGTCGTCAGTGAGCGCCAGCGCCGCTATCTGGCGGCAACGCACCCCGATGTGCTGCGCCGCTTCCTCGAGGAAGGGGCCCGCGCAGGGTTCCGCGCGCCGCCGGCAGTCGCGCGTGAGGCAAAGCGCGGTCTAGAACTGCGCGAGAAGTTCAACCGTGGTGGGACGCCAATCGGCGCCCGACGCGCGAGCCAGCTCGCCAACCGCTCGGTCGTCTCCGTCGAGACGGTGCGGCGCATGGTGGCATACTTTGATCGACACGAGGTCGACCTCGAGGCGCCCGCGGCGCGTCCTGGCGGTCTCGGCTACCCCTCCGCGGGTCGTATCGCCTGGCTACTCTGGGGCGGTGACTCGGGACGCGCATGGGCAAGGCGCATCCTGCGGGCCTACCAAGCAACCCGCAAGGAGTG